CTAAATTTGGAGTAGACATTTTACCTTTTAATTTATTAGCGCAGTTTTTATCTGAATAATCACCCATTATTAAAATACTATCTTTTCCATATTTTAATTTAATATTTCTAATTAAAGTTGTTTCTGATTTCTTCTTATTTATATATGAATACCACTTATATTTTCTGAATATGTCTTCCTGATATTTCAATAATAAAATATTATTTAATCTATTTTTGTTACTTATAAATAATTTGAAAGTATCATATTTACATGTTTTTGAATTATAATTACTTAGTTCATTTTCAATATTACTAATTTCTTTTTTATCTCTATAGTTATGTAATAGTCTTTGATATTTTAATCTTTTAGTTGTATCTACATGCTGTTTATTACTATATCTAAATGTATTACCTTCTTTATCTTTCATATATAATAATACACGTTTACCTGGATCTATAACTACCCATTTATTAGTGTTTAACGCATGTAATTGATTATTATCTAAATCTTCTAAATAAGGAAATTCTATAAACTTCTTTTTCTTATTATCTCCTATAACTTTCTTTTGTTTGTCTTTAGATAACTTTTTAAACTCCATTTTTTCTTTATCTTTTTTTTGTTTATATTCTAATTTAAGTTTATCTAGTGCTTCTTTTTTCTTTTTGATTATTTCTGCTTTGTATTTTTCTTTATCTTCTTGTGTCATATCTTTGCATAATTCTTTACTTGAATTTCTTTTAGCTTTCATATTTGCCTTTTTATCTTTTGAAAGTTGAACTGAATCATTATGTATAAGTTGTATAGATACACCAAAACAATCAGTAGATATTCTATAATCAAATTGATAATGTTTCTGCTTAAATATTTGTAAATCTAATTTAAAATACGTTGACCATATATTATTTTTTTCATTTTCAATATTTTTAAAATATTTATTCTTATCTTTATCAATCATTAAATCTACTAATGTTGCTGTATCAATCGGTATATACTTAGGTATTATATCAGTTCTTAATGGAAAGAATTGAAATGATTTAACTTCTAATTGTTCCAATTCTAAACACATATAAATCATATATTTCAAATATTTTTGAGGATTACAATCTATATCATATTCATATGAATTTGTATATTCAACTGGAAATATATTTTTTCTATGCTTATTTATCCATTCATGATATCGTTCATTTGATGATAATGTATTATTTATTAAATCTTCTTTTACTTGATATAATTCCTGATTTAATTCTTTTCTTTTAGATACTTTTTCTTTCTTAGTTACTTTATCTAATATTTCATTATTGATTTTTCTATATGATGAATTAACAAATCTCTTAACATAACTAATAAAATTCCGTTTAACATTATTTTCTATATTAGTTATTATATCAGTTGTCATATATCCTAATATTTGTGATAAATTAGAACCATTTATTTTTGTCTCATAATTTAATGATTTATATATATCATTGTAGAATGATAAAAATTGTTCGTAATATTTTAAATTAGTCCCTTTTGGTTTAGGTCCTGCACTTGGTGGAACTAATGATTTCATTGCCATAGATATTATATCAGTAGTAATAATTGGTATTTCTTGATTATTATGATATTTGTTAAGAATCCATAATCTTAAGAATTGATAAGTATGTATTACAATTTGATGTGTCCTGTTAACGGCATCAAATATTATCTCCTGATTTAATTCAGGTTTAATAATAGATTTGAATGATGTTTTTACAGTTCGTAAAGGGTCGGGAGGTTTCTTTTGCGTAGTAGTTGCCATCTTATAGTTAGTAAGATAGAAACTCTTTAAATTGTTTTAAATATATATCTTAAATATATACAATATATTAATTTTAGAAAAAACGAAATAAATAAAATTGAAAATATAAATAATAGTAAATGCTAGATAATATAAAATAATAAAATGTCAAAAGAAATACCATTTGAAAAATCATTTGCTAGTCATGAAAAAGCTAAATATTGGAGTGATAAGAATTTGTTAAAATCTAATGAAGTATTTAAATCAACTAGAAATAAATATATATTTAATTGTAATATTTGTATGCATGAATTTATAAGTTCATTAAATAGTATTTCAAATGGAACATGGTGTCCTTATTGTAGAAATTTAAAATTATGTGATAATAATGAATGTAATTTATGTTTAACAAAATCTTTTGCAAGTAATAATAAAGCTATATATTGGAATGAAACTAAAAATATATATAAACCAAGAGATGTATTTAAATCTAGTGGAAAATCATATTATTTTATATGCCATATATGCAATCATGAATTATATATGAAATTAAATGATATTAATGCTGGTAATTGGTGTGGATATTGTTCAAGCAGAAAATTATGTAATAATATTGATTGCGTAGAATGCTTTAATAAATCATTTGCATCACATGAAAAAGCAATAAATTGGAGTGATGAAAATAAAATAAAACCACGGAATGTATTTAAAAATTCTAATTCCAAATTTGTATTTAATTGTAATATATGCGAACATATATTAATTATGCCTCTAAATGATATAAATAGTGGTAATTGGTGTATATATTGTGCAAATTTAAAATTATGTGATAATCAAGAATGTAAAAACTGTTTAGAAAAATCATTTGCTTCACATGAAACAGCTAAATATTGGAGTGATAAGAACGTATTAAAACCTAATGAAATAGTGAAAGGAACAAATAAAAAATTTTGGTTTAAATGTAATATATGTAATCATGAATTTGAGCAATATATAAGTGTTATTATTAGAGGCGGTTTTTGTTCTTATTGCAATGGTGATAAATTATGTGATAATCAAGAATGTAAAAGCTGTTTTGAAAAATCATTTGCATCACATGAAAAAGCAATATATTGGAGCAATAAAAATAAAGAAATACCAAGAAAAATATGTAAAAAGTCTTCAAAAAATAAATATATATTTGAATGTAATATATGTAATCATTTATTTGATAATGTATTGTCTGAAATAACACGGGGGTATTGGTGCCCTTATTGTTGTAATCCACCTAAAAAACTTTGCGATGATGAAGGTTGTAAAAAATGTTTTGATAAATCATTTGCATCAAGTGATAAATCTAAATTTTGGTGTATTGATAATAATATATCGCCAAGAAATGTATTTAAATCATCAAATAAAAAATTTATGTTTAAATGTGAAAAGCATCATGAATTTGATATACTATTAAATAATATAATGGCTGGTAAATGGTGTAGATATTGTGTTAATAAAACTGAACAAAAACTATTTGATAATTTACAACCTATTTATACTAATTTGATGCAACAATATAAGGTAGATTGGTGTAAATCCGATACTACTAAAAAGTGCTATCCATTTGATTTCATACTAGAAGAACAAAAAATAATAATTGAACTAGATGGTCGACAACATTTTGAACAAGTTAGTAATTGGGATAATCCAGAAAAGGTTCAAGAACGTGATAAATATAAAATGAAACAAGCCAATGATAATGAATATTCAGTAATACGTATTTTACAAGAAGACGTATATTATGATACTTATCAATGGTTAGAAGAATTAAAAGAAAATATAGCAAAATTAATAAGCGAAAATAAGGTTCAAAATATATTCATGTGTAAGGATAATGAATATTCAATATTTACCATATTATGAATGTTTTTCTTTCTGTCTTAAATAAGCTTTTCTTCGATATTCTTTTAATTTTTCCGGGTTTTCTTCTTTTAATTTTTTTAAATATTCCAGTCCTCTCTTTTTTACTTCATCCTTATGTTCTTCATAGTATTTTTTATGTGCATCACTATTTGTATATTTTTTTATTCTTTCTTCAGCTAATTTTAATTTATCTTCTAGTTCTAAAATTTTTTCTTTCAATTTATTATTTTCATCTAATAAATTATTATTATCATTCATTTTATATATTATTATATTCTAGAATATCTTTAAATATTTTAAACATTAATATAATCAAAACTATAAAGTATCCATATAAAAGATATAATTTATTATGTGCAATTAGCGCTAATAAAATTGTAGGTTGGAAATTATATAAAGATATTAAAGGTGGTATAAAAACAGATAATATAATTGAATTTTATAATGATAATATTAAAAACAAATATACTAATCATTTAATAATAATGGATAATGCAGTTACACATAGATCAACAAGAATAAAAGACCTAATAAAAAATAGTAATAATCATCTATTATATAGTGTTCCATATAATCCAGCTACTAATGCGATTGAAGAGTTTTTTAGTCAGTTAAAGCATTATATTTAAAAAGAAAGCCCTAATACCTATGATGATATAGTAAATGTTATTAAAAAAATAATAAAAACAAAAATTAATAAAATTCATCTAGCTAATTATCTAAAAAATAGTTTTAAAATTTATAACTAATATATTACAAAATATTATAAATAATTCTCATTTTTCTTTTCGGTCGGTGTAATAAATAATCCCAAAGATGTCAATAAGAAATCGGAATAATATTAATACATTGACAATTAATGCATTAGGCAGTTCTGATACACAAGGTAATGTATCAATTAATTATACTATTAAAATTCCACAAACATCAGAAACTACTAATAATGTACCAGATAATGCTAATGCGTGCATATATTTGAAAGATGTTAATAGTATTGCAAATAATGGAAGTGGTGATTTCTATCCTTTAAAAGTAGATAGTCTAGAATATGGATCTCCGTATCTTTACTTTAATAGTAATCTAGTTATTGATAGTTCTAATTTACTAAGTGAATTAGAAACTATATTGATTGATTATCCACTGGATTTATCAAATATTATTATCACGGGTGGATATATTAATTTCTTCAATGGTACTATTCCTAATACAAATCAGGGTCCAACTGGTGTAGGTTTACGTTATAGTTCAAATAATACAGTTCAATTTAAAAATTATAATACGGATTGGATTGATTTAGTGGATATAACAACACATGATGAATTTCGAGAATTAGTTGATGTAGATGTATATACTAATCCCCTCCAGAATAACCAATATATCATTTATGATGCAGGTTCTAATCTTTTTATAAATTCTAACTTAGCAATAAATAATGACCCTAATCCTACACTATCAAATGACTTAATTATCGGCACTAATTCTTTGGTATATTCTAGCAATACTAGTAATATTCTATTTGATAATACTAGCACTAGAAATACATTATTATCAGTAGTAAATAATACTACTACTACCGGGATTAGTAATTATTTAGAACTTAATAATTCTGATACCGAAAACGATCCGTCTCTAGTATGTAAAGGTAGTGATACCAATATTGGGTTAGATATTACAATGAAAGGTAGTGGTGATATGCGTCTTAATGCATCAACTGGAAATATCTATACTAATTCGGATTCTTTAGTCATTGGAGGGTTTATAAAAAATAGTGTTTATAGAACTAGTAGTAAAGTAGGAGGGTATATCCCAGATACTACTTGGAATATTCCAATTAATACAGATATGATAGTATTTGATTTTGTTAATTCATCTCAAACCGGCACATATTGGGCTAATGTTTGTGCTGGAATTGATGGCCAGAAACTTAATCTTATATTTAATAATAGGGGCTCTAATGTAATATCAGTATTAGCAGATTTTGGTTCAAATGGTGTTATTGTTGGAACAGGTTATAGTAATGGGTTAGTTTTTGAAACTACTGGTCAAAGTACAGCATTGGTGTATTTGGGTTATGGTATAGATGCATGGCAGGTATTGAATACCGGCTCTGCTATTTTCTAGTTGGTTTAAAATGCTAAAAAAATGGTTAAAAAATGGTAAAAAAATAATTATTAGATAAAAAATTGAATTATTTATATTTCAATGAGATTATAATATTTTCAATCCCAATTACATTTGTGGATTTGTTTGCGGAATTGTTTGCAGATTACTTTGATTATGGAGCAACAAGCACCTGTATCAGATCCATCACATTTGACAATGAAAGAGATACGTGAAACTGATAATCTATGGTATCACAATTCAGATAATGCTTATTATACTATTGATGTGATTATTGATAATGCATTGACAATTACACCTTCTAAAGAGGAACAATGTCCAGTATGTCTAGATAATTACAAAGATGGTGAAACTGCCATCAGTCTGAATAAGTGTGGTAGTGGTCATCATTTCCATAAGGATTGCATTAAAACAGCATTGCAAGCACAATCTAAGTGTCCATTTTGCAATACTTTTTACTATATTCCAAAGGGTACTCAACCTCCAGGGAAAATGGCTATTACTCTGCAACCATTCTTGTTGCCAGGTATGCAATATCGATTACCAAATGGTCAAATTAGTATTACTAATACTGTTTACATTTTACCACCAGATTATAATCTTCAGAATCCCGATATGCCATATGGTACTTATATGGTTGCATATATATTCCCATCTGGAATTCAGGGACAGGAACATCCAAATCCTGGTGTGCCTTATACCGGTACTACCAGACGCGCATTTATTCCTGGGACTAGTGATGGTCATCGGGTTTTGCAAAAGTTTTTGCGGGCATGGGATGCTCGTTTGTTGTTTAGGATTGGAATATCACTAACAACCGGGAAATCTAATTGCGTAATTTGGAATGGTATCCCACACAAGACAAATACTATCGGTGGTCCAGCACAATATGGATATCCAGACCCTAATTATATCACTATAGTTGAGGAAGCATTATCGGCTGTTGGTATCGAGTAATTCAATTATTTACAGAAACTACTTGATAGTTTTTTTATTAGTTTTTTTTTTTTATTTTTATAAGTATAGTATAGGTAATATGTCATATTTTAATTCTCCCTTAAATATTCCAAAGGGAAATGATATTACATTTAATGCACTTAATAGTAATTCTGTAATTATTACTAGTAATGATAATACATTAAGTAATTTTACATTAGTATTACCATCACAATTAGGTACACCAGGACAGCTATTAAATTTATCTAGTGTATCCGGTAATGTTGGATATTTAGAATTCTCTGATAGTTTAACCGGATTATCTGGATTAAGTGGATTAACTAGTGGTACAGGTTCAACCGGTCCTACGGGTTCAACGGGTTCAACCGGTCCTACGGGTTCAACGGGTTCTACGGGTATGACTGGTGCTACTGGTTCAATAGCAGTAAATGTATCAACAAATAATATTTTAATAAGTGCTGGTACTGGAATTGGTCCAACTGGGTCAAATCTTCTTAAATATATACAACATCCTGTTATACCAACAAATGAACTTATTCAAGGTGGAACTGCATTATCATTTATAAATAGTCTTTATAATCCGGTTGCGATGACAATAGGTTTCGATGATAATACACACGTACCCGGACATATTATCGTAGGACAGAATACTGCAAATAAAGGAAGGACAAATTTAACTGTTAGTAATGATATTGCATCATGGAATGGATTAGGATATATTAATTATTCTAGTAGTATGTTTATTAACGGTAGCAATATTCAACCCCAAATTTTAGATTCTTATAGCAATCTAAATAACGTAGCAGTTATAAATTCAACCAGTAGCGATCTTATTTTACAATCTACAAATGCAGGTGTTGGTATTGCATTCTCAGGGGGAACTCACGCCCATTATTTCAATTCTAATGGTGCCCTTATACTTAATTCAACCGTTCCAAATTCAATTAGTAGCGGAACCGCTGGTAATACTGGCTATGCACTATTTAGTCAAGGACCAAACCAACCTTTAGCTTGGGTTGATATTGCTACATATATTAGTGCAAGTGGTACGACTGGACCAACAGGTATGACTGGTGCAACTGGTCCTACTGGTGATACTGGTCCTACTGGTCCTTCAGGTGATACTGGTGATACTGGTCCTTCAGGTGATACTGGTCCTTCAGGTGATACTGGTCCTACTGGTGATACTGGTGATACTGGTCCTACTGGTCCTACTGGTCCTACTGGTGATACTGGTCCTACTGGTGATACTGGTGATACTGGTCCTACTGGTGATACTGGTGATACCGGTAATACTGGGCCTACTGGTGATACCGGTAATACTGGGCCTACTGGTGATACCGGTAATACTGGGCCTACTGGTGATACCGGTAATACTGGGCCTACTGGTGATACTGGTGCCACAGGTATGACAGGTCCAACAGGTCCGCAAGGTATAAATGGTGTTTCTAGTGGTTTAGTATTATTTTTGGATGGTCCAACAACGACATCTATACCTGCAACCGATACATTATTATTAATACCTAATGCAGGAAGTGCTACAAATATATCACATGCTGCTAGTGGTGTTAATGATGTATTAATAGGAACATTTACCACACCTCAGAATAGTTTAACATCGACTGTAGTTGTTCCAGGTTTATGGACTAGTTATTTATATGCATCTGCTACTACATTAAATGCAATATCATATTATTTTAAAGTAGATGAAGTTGATAGTACTGATACAACTGTATTGCAAAATATTATAAATGGTGTAGGTAATACAACTGCAATTGGAACATCTATAGATATATGTATATCGCAAATATATGGAACTGCAAAATCTCTAGCATCTCTTTCTAGCCGATTGCGACTTTCTATATATGCAAATTATACTAGCGGACCCAGTAAAACTTTAAGGATATATATGCGAAACGGTAATGCATCTAATTTAATTACTACATTAGTCGCTAACTTAGGTCCAACTGGTAATACAGGTCCAACGGGTATGACGGGTCCAACGGGTAATACAGGTCCAACGGGTAATACAGGTCCAACGGGTAATACGGGACCAACTGGTAATACGGGACCAACGGGTAATACAGGTCCAACGGGTAATACTGGTCCGACGGGTAATACTGGTCCGACGGGTAATACTGGTCCGACGGGTAATACGGGACCAACTGGTATGACTGGACCAACTGGAATGACGGGTCCAACTGGTTTTGGACAAGATATTTCAGATGTATTGGCTAATTTTGGTATTGCAATGAATAATTGGCCATCTACTTTTACACAAAATACTTCTGCGCCATCAAATACGTGGAGGTCTATAAATATATCGGCATCTGGTCAATATCAAACTGCTGTAGCATATAATAGTAAAATATATACATCTAATAATTACGGTATTACTTGGACACAAATAACAGGTTCATCATCTGCAAGATATGTTAGTGTTAGTATTTCATCTTCAGGTAAATATCAAACAACAGTCGATGATGTAGGAAATTATTATATATCCTATAATTATGGACAAGTATGGGGTCAAACCGGTGGTGCTACATCAGCAAATGCATCAGTTAGTGTTTCATCATCAGGTCAATATCAGAGTATTACAATACTTGGAGATGGCATTTACGCCAGCAACAATTACGGAGATCCTTATTTTGATTTAGTTAATCTAGGTAGTTCATATAATACTAATGGACGAGGGATAAGTGTATCAGAATCTGGAAAATATCAAATTGCATTTGCAACATTTACTTTACCTGCAACAACTTATTATATATTTTGCTCATCAGATTATGGTAATAATTGGTCTCAAAATGGAAGTGCGCCGGCATCTGCAAATTGGTATTCATCAACAATTTCTGCATCAGGGCAGTATCAAACAGCATGTATTTATGGAGGAAGTATATATACATCAATTGATTATGGTAAAACCTGGACACAAAATACATCGGCTCCTGGTTCATCAAACTGGTCTTCTGTAAGTTTATCAGCAACAGGACAATATCAAGTAGCTTGTATATATGGTGGTAATATTTATACTTCGTCAGATTATGGTAATATATGGAGTGCAAATACTTCAGCCGGTTCTAGAAATTGGAATTCAATTAGTATATCAGCATCCGGGCAATATATATCTGCAGTTGTTAATAGTGGAGGATATATCTATACAAGTAGTTTTAATCTAACACCAACCGGACCAACGGGACCAACTGGTATGACGGGTCCAACTGGTTCTTCTGCAGCAACTAGTGGATTATTGAAATATATTTATCAAGTTGCTGAAAGTTATCCTTCGGGTACAGGTGCTGCAAATCCTGCACTTCTAGATATTTTTGGAAGTCCAACCATATCTGGCTTTTCATCTTCTACTACAACACGCATTGTTAGAGTATCATTTGTTTTATATATTACTGCGCAAACCGCAGCAAATACTATTGGATTATATGTAAATAATGTTTTACAAGGTTCGACTATTAATTATACATCTTCAGCAAATGGTTTTTTTGAACCATTAAGTTGTATATTTAGATATACGTCAAATAATACATCAGAAACAGTAACAATAAAATGTTTACCATCACCATTTGGAACTCTTTCATATACAACAGGTTCATTTAGAAACATGGAAATAAATGAAGTACAACTATAATAAATAATAAATAATATTTCAATTATTTTTATCACATTTTATAACAGTAATAAATAACCACCATAAATAACAATGGCGTTATTCAATAATTTTTCTATTAGTGATTGTATCACCAATACCCCAAAAATCTATGTTAACTTCTCCACTACAAGCAATCAACCCAATCAACCCAATCAACCCAATCAACCCAATAATACAGATAACAACGTTATCATCGGTCATAATTCCTACAATGCACTTTCCAATGGATATGTAAATTGTACCATAATCGGTAATGATGCTCGGTGTACTGCAAACGCACAAGTCCAACTCGGTTCTAGCATAGCCAATATTTATTCATTTGGTGGTATACAAAATATTTCCGATATAAGGGATAAAACGGATATTCGGGATATAACACTTGGTCTCGATTTCATTAGTCAATTACACCCAGTTGATTACAAATGGAATTGCCGAAGTGATTACGTTGTCCCGACCGGGGAAACTGAAATCGCGAATGGCATACGTGTTCCCATCGTGCAAGAATTACCCAATGACGGTTCTAAAACCCGCACCCGATATCATCATGGTCTTATTGCACAAGAAGTTAAACAAGTAATGGATGCAAAATCAGTGGATTTCGGCGGGTTTCAAGACCACTCAATTAAAGGCGGTCAAGAACAACTCACAATCGCATATACGGAACTTATTGCACCAATGATTAAAGCTATTCAGGAATTGAAAGCGGAAGTAGATACACTAAAACAACGGGTTTCTGCATTGGAAAATAAGTAATCTGGGAATAATTTATCTAGCAACACTAATTATTTTACATCTGCTAGAAAGAATAAAATGAAAATGAAAATAAAAAATAATAAAAATAATGTTTAATATTATCCGAACATTCTAGCACATAAACTTTTTTAGCTTATAAACTTATTTAATTTTCCAAGTTTTATTTAATCACAACATCTAGAATACATATTCCAAAATACATACTCTAAAACATTTCCATTTCCACTTTAAACTTATCATACACTCCAATAGTTGGCTCTCTATCCCATTTACTATAAGACACAATAATCCGGGTTTCCTCCACAATTAAACCTAGAGAATACTCAATCTTTTCACCCTCATATTTAAATAAATTAGACCATCGTTTAATTTTCATATTGGCCTTATCAAATACAGCAAAGAAATGATAATATTCCCGTGGTTGGCAATATTCCACTACATGGCAAATGAACCATACCTCATTCTGGAATTCATATCCATTAGATGAACCACGAGCGTGTCGGAAAAACTCCGGCATTTCTTTCTGTTCTTTAACTTCTAGAAACAAATCTGGTTTGTCATCAACCCCCTTATCACGTTTTATGATTTTTCCTATAGTTAGGGGGAACCATTGATAAATGACATAATTTTCCCTATAAAATACCCAATTCTTTTCACAACCCTTATTCCATTGTGTTTCCACCACAGTATAATTCATTTCATGATTATGTCCTTCTGATTGCATATCTAATTCACCATAACCAATAGAAATATTACCGGTTCGCGGACTTTGTACCGTACCCATAAATGCAAGACATGAAACCGTAGTATTACCTTCATCACATCCGTAAGAATATGGTTTCAAATCCTCAATACCTACATAACGCATATTATTTGAACCGGGGATTAGTACTATTGGCGTTTTTTCTGGATTAATATTAAGGTTATCATCCAACTCATAAATTTTATTTACTGTTGCAATTTTACCATCATCCACTGGAAAATGATATGACCCATTGGCATTGATATTATAATTTATCATCCGAATATTCATCATATACTTATTATCTATTTTGAAAATACAAGGATTTGAACCATTCATTTCATATGAAGTCCCACAAATATCAATTATTTCCTTAATAGGGAAACCCCCAATCTTATGAGTTAAGAATTGTGTGAGTTTAGGTGTACAGAATTTATAATTACTTAGTAGATTATCGTATTTGCCAGGTAATTTAGTCATCAGTTTGCATAATAGTTTATGTAAATTGGGATAATTATTGTAATATCCTAGAATACTGAGTTCATAATCAAAACCGGTTTCATATACATCATTATGAATAAATAGCGAATCATTTTTAGGATATGGAATACTTTTACCTAACATACAAAACACCATCCCTATCTTAGTTTTACCTTTTTCACGATAATATTTAGTAATCTCATAAATAGTTTCTGCACGGGCAGAATGGGTATTATAACCATTCATCCAAGTACAAACCGCTAGTTCTTCTTGCTTAATAGTCATATAAGCGTGTCCTAGATTAAGATGTGCATAAAATACTTCTTCATGCCAACCTCCCAACTCAATCCGCTTACGATAATATGGTATACTCTCTTCATGACGCCCAGTATTAAAATATGAATTTGCTAAATAAAAATAATAACGTCCAGATAAGGCACTATTAACTGGTTCTTCTGCAATACCTTGTTTTAGGAGTCGAATATCACGTTCAAACTTATCGGTTTTACAACCACCATCACCAATATCGGAAATCCAAATACTATCTAGCTTTTCAGTATGTGTTCCTTGCGGTAGGTCATAATATTCATGAGTGGGACCAACACACTTAGCATCAATATCTAGCCGGATAAGGCGAGTATTATGATAAGATAATGAACCACCACGTTGAATAATTAAATATGCCCCAGCATTAAGTAATTGCTTATCGAATGTGGGTTCAATCTTAAAAATCATATCAGCATCTAGGAGTAATGCATAAGTTGCTTTTCCTTTCGCAGCACAGAAGGCAAACGTACGATTATAGCCAAAATTCTTAAATGGTTCAGTAATTACCTCACCGGGGATATTATGTTCTTTGAAGAATTTAGTGATAATATTGGGTGTATCGTCAGTGGAACCAGTATCGCAGATTAGGTAGGTGTCAATGATGGGTAGGACAGATTCTAGGAGACGGGTTATGATGCGGGATTCGTTCTTAACAATCATATTAAGACATAGTGATACAGGTTCAGGCATTTTCTATGTAGTTAGTGTGAATGTTATTCTGGAAGATGTTATTTTTGATAAACTTGGTAAATAATTATAATAAAATGTTTAAGTTGTTAAGTTAGGAAATATTTTGTGTTGCCAGAATAAAATATTATTCAAAATATTGTCTTAATATAAATTAGATAATAGATAATACTAGAAATGAAATTACCTACTCTAGATAGTGTCAAAAAAATAAACGTGAAAGATACTAAAACTATTACAATTCTTATTATAGTAGTTATAGTGTTATTTGCAATTATATATGTATGGCAAAATAAGAAAAATGTAAAAGAAGGCTTTGCGCAATATAACGTAAATGATGGTGATTTAGTAGTATTACCAAATTTAGATAGTGTTATGGTGGATAAAATAGGTGATAAAACATATCAAAAATTACCAGATGCATTAAATATGTTAATTGATAACAGAAATGCAACAGCATTAAGCAATACTTATGCAAAAGCTAGTGATTTAACCAACACTAATATAAATCTTTCATCAAATGCATCATCATTATTAACTACAATCAATAGTATGAATGCATTAAGCACTAGATTAACTAATGATTTATCTATTATGAATAGTATAATAAGTTCCAATGTTGCTTTAGTAAATAATAATTTAACATCAAATGTAGCATTAATGACTGGATTAGTTAATAATGCACCACCAGCTTTAACAGTAGTGGCATATTATGGTAGTACAGCTCCTATGGGATGGCAATTATGTGATGGTTTGCCACTAATGTCTATGGATACACCAGCACAACAAGTATTTTATACAATAGGTACTTCTGTAAAAGCATTAAATACACCAAATTTACTAGGACGTTTTATTCTAGGTGCTACAACAAATATTAATGCAACCGCACAAATACCATCTAATATTGCATTACGTAATGATGTAGGTGCAATTGGTGGTGAAGAAAAAGTTAAATTAGATATTAAAGAAATACCAGCACATTCACACTCAGCATCTAAATCATATATGGGTTCTGACCCTGTTGGAGATTGGAATACATATACTGATTTAAGAAGTACCCATGGATGGAATGGTGGTGCGCGTATAACATATACTAACAATACTGGTGGTGACTCATCTCTAATACAAATTCAAGACCCGAATTTTCCTAATGATACTACTAAGAAAATTAATGATACTAAACCACATAATAATATGCCACCCTATTACTCATTAATTTATATTATTAAAAAACCTTTACGTGGTGGGAATGCAAATGCAGTTCAACAACCATCTCCTTTATTTACAAATTAAACATACTAGCATTGTGGTCGCCATAATACCATTCCAAACCTTGAAATCCTTTTTTCCAAATTCTAAACCAAATATTTACTTCAAATATTAATTTTTTCTCTTCCTCTAGAATACATCTCAATTCCTGTTTTACTTGTTTTTCAAATTCTAGCAACTTATCCTTATAACCTATAAAAAATCCACCACAGAAATACCATTTTACTCTCATAAAATCGCCATAACTATCATATGGATTAAGTGGCCAACAGCCAGGTATTTTTATTGTATTTAGTTTTATCTTATCTAATAGATTAGGAATATTACAGATTGTATTAGTAAATTCATTATCATTCTGGAATATCTTCGAAATCCCAAAGTCTATCCATCCATAGATATTATCAGTTTCAGAATTTAATTCTATAGCTTTTTTAATAAATTCCGTTTTTGCAATCTGAATTATATGAAATACTGCGGTATCCTTTTCTGGATTTGGTGAAAGAATTGAAATCTCTCCATCACGTATCCCAGAACATATTCTAGTATAATATTGATATATTTCCATATCCTGTAATTTAATTGGAATTAATTGAGTATATTCATTTTCCATAAATTCATCAATATAATCTACATCAATAAATATAATTTTCTTAATAGGTAAATTAATTAACTTTTGACCACGTTCTTTGTAGATTGGAAATGTTTGTACACGCTTTGTATTATGCTCTATTGATTCTATATTAATATATCCAGATACTAATATCATTTATCCAATCAGATTATTGATTTTTATATTTCAATTTCTATTTCTATTTACATGCAATAATTTTTTCTAATATATATTTTTATATTTTTTATATTTTTTGTATCTCTAGAATAACAACTTAAAGCTTATAAGTAAAATGTAATGTAAATTATTATTATATATATAAATTATTATCTATTTTATAATGAACCAGTTAGAATTAATAGTTGATGCAGTTAGAAAATTTCTACTGCGAAATAAGGTTAAAATCCTGATAGGTACTCCTTGTTTCGGTGGAATGCTTCATAATGGTTATTTCCAAAGTATGCTAGAATTAAGCTCTAATTTTACTAAACTAGGAATTCCTTATGAAGTCATCACTATTGGTAATGAAAGCCTAATCCAGCGTGCCCGTAATGGTATTGTAGCTAAATTTATGTCAGATAATACTGCAACCCATTTAATGTTTATTGATGCGGATATTACATTTTCTTGGATTAGTATAGTTAAATTACTGTTAGGTAATAAGGAATTAAGCGGTGGATGTTATCCAAAGAAGTGTTTTAATTGGGATAAGATTAAACATTTTAACCAGAAAACTCCTAATTTAAAGGAAGATGAATTAATGGCTAAATCGCTAGATTATGTATTTAATCCTATTTATCACAAAGAAGGCGCTAATGTAGTAATTCGGTTAGAAAATGGTATGGCGCAAGTAAAAGATATTGGTACCGGATTTATGATGATTCAAAAATCAGTAATTCGCAAGATGATGACCAAATATCCCGAAACCAAGTATAAGAATAATGTTGCAGGTTATGGACAAGGTAATATGAATGAATATTTCTATTCTTTGTTTGATTGTTGTATTGATCCTGTATCCCGGGTATATCTAAGTGAAGATTATTTGTTTTGTAAGCGTTGGATTGATATTGGGGGTGAATTATGGCTAGATGTTAATACTAATCTTAATCATA